TTGTAACCACGCCAGCATCCGAGATTGTGATAGTAAAGCGTGGGTTATATGTCCACACGCTCTCTGCGCTCGGAGGAACATATGGAATACCGCCGCCAGTTCCAGGGTCAATTTCATACCGCCAGACTTGATATAGGATTTCGCCCTCGTCTGGGTCCTCTGCATACCACGGAATTTGGTTCATGGAAAACCCGCTTAAAAGTGGCGGGATTGGTGGGTTTGCGTGGGGGTTAGGTTGATTGGATAACATCAAGGTTATCATGGCGTGAGATTGCACCGCTGTTTTTTTCTCAAAAACAAAGGTCAATCGCGGGTCAATCGCCTGCTCCAAATTAAGAAGGTCGTCGGCTCGCCCTGCATCTGCCACAACCTTTGTAAATTTTAGACCCACACCTCCCCCGCCGGCTTGGATTTTTGCGTTCAATGCAAGCCCTTTGGCGGTTGTAACTACGGTCATTGGCATTAAAATTCCTCCTTCACATAATGGTCTACTGCTACTGCAAGATATTTTTTCACTTCCATGTTCTGCGGGGCAGTTCCCACAAAATCTTGCATAATCTGCACTTCTTGAATAGTGGCAACATAAGATGGTGCAACCAAGTCAATGATGGGCTGTGGTGGCGTGAAATGCTCTACGATATAAACATCAAGGGCTGGGGCGATATGTATGGTCGCCGTCAGCTCGCTTGGTGGCGGGTCGGCAATGAAAATTTCATATATACCGACACTTCCTAATGCACCCGCAATGTGCATATCATGCGGCTCTACCTCGTCATGGAATATCACATAATCCAGCCAAGACCGCTCATTTTTTACTGTGTCAATGGCCGCTCTGACTTCTGTAAGTTCTTCCTCGCTCATTGGGCTGGCGCCCATTCTGGCACGGAAGAAGTAAGGTCGGCCGCCGTACTCAAACCATTCCTCTATAAAAAATTCGTCATAGAAAAGCGTTCTAACAATTTCCTCGACCGCATATTTCGTACCTTTGTGTCTATGCCACAACAAAGAATTTTTAACCAAAGTTCTTTTTGTTGCAAGGTCAAACCCTAACGAATCATAGAAGTCTACATGGAGCTGCCACGCCAACAAGTCAACGAGGTTTTCGGGCAACTGGTCTATCCGTGGAAAAATGATTACTTCAGATATTGCAGCGATAACCTCTTGCAATTCTGGGTCTATGGCATATGCAAGTGCCTCCATTTCCTCGTCAGTTACACGGTCGGGGATTTTGTCTAAAAGCCCAAAGTCTTTAAGGTTAATCATCCTCTATCCCCCCAAACTCGACTTGGAAATTGTCTATGTCGGCAACTCCCAATTCAAAGTATTGCAAGGGAGTAAATTTGGGCAATAGGTCTTCCAAGTCAACACGCTTTGCACCCGCTCCCTTTATCAGCTCCACAGCCCTTGACGGGTTAATATCACGCCCAAGTTTTGATTTTTGCCACAAAACAAACTCGTCCACGGCAACACTCACTTGGCTCTGTATTGTAGAAGCGACGGCGGCGTTGCTTCGGGCAATGTAATATTTGAGTTTTACAGGGAACAAAGCAATTTCGGGTGGGCGCACAACAACCATATCTGTAAGCGGTCGCCGCCTTTCGTCATTGCATTCTGCATAAACAGCGGCAAGGAGTGATTGCTCGGGTATCTCGCCACCCTCCAAAAGAGGTATAATATCAACCACCCCAGGACTTGGCGATTTAACAGCCACATCAATTATTAACTGGGAAGCCGTTTTTGCCCAATAAATATAGCCCTCTCGGGGGCCTGCGGTTGAAAAACTTTCGGGGGCGATTTGTATTCTGGCTCGTAATGCTTCCAAATCCTCGACATCTGCCCCGCCTTGGGTTGCGTTGATGTTTTCGACAGATTGACTGAATGAAAATGGGTCAACCAGCCTGTTTACTTGCCCTGCGGCAAAGCCGTTGCCGATTGACCCCGCTGTGGTGCAAGTAGCATTTACGCTAACACTTAATTGCCCTGCGGGGATTTCGACATATTGATTTGTGGCGAAAAAAATATTGCCGCCGGGCGTTGCCCTTGTTCCTTGTGGGATGGCAACAATATGAGGTAAAACTGTCGAGAGCGTAAATTTGAGGGTTGTTCCCGCAAATGTCGGGGCTGACTGCTTTACCCCGAGCCATGCACCTAAATTCTGCAAATAGCCTTGACTTGCATATTTCAAGAGGTTTTGCTTGCCTGCAAAATCAACATTACTCCTTGCCATAGACAGCCAGTAAACAAAGGACAACAAGGTTTGTCGCCACGGGTCGCCTGGTGCTAATTTTCGCCCCAGTTTTTCCTCAAACCTTGCAAAAATTTCCGCTTCGATAATGGCGGTGTCCTTTTCGGCAAAGTTTATATCGGGTAAGTTTTCAAGAAAGGTACTCATCTAATATTCTCACCACCACTCTTGGATAAAGTCTGCCTTCAAGGGCAGCATCTGGATTTGGTACAAAATCAACTTCTTGCACTTGCACCCTCGACTCATACTCCTGTATGGTTTCAATGGCAAAAATGCGGAGTTTCATCATAGCTTGCGGTGCTGGCGAATCAATAAAGGCACTATCAAGCCCTAAATTTCTGTCAAGCACCACCGAGCCACGGATGGTTGTCAAAAGTATGGCTATATTTTGTAAAATTTCCTCTACTGTTGACTGAGGAAACCAGTTTATTTTCGCATTGTCAATTCCTAAAATCGTGTGAATATTTCGGCTTGTCAAGCCCATCACCCCCTCGTAATGTCGCTGGGTTTTGCCCACCCAATGCCGCCAATGTGATAAGGCGCTGTGCGGGTTGTGGGGGCAATGATTGTTATGGTATCACGGTGAGCCGTAAAAGTTCTGCCACGCCCTTCGCCAAAGCTATCCCGATACACAGGACCATTCAAGATGACGGAATCGCCCCTTTGCAACGGCTCTGGCGGTGGAGGTGGTATGTTGATTTGTCGTGGGATTTCAAATACTGGTTGTGCAATGTATTCTTTGAAGCTAACATTAACAGTCGAGGACATAATAAGGCCCTTGTTGTCGATTTTGTTGTGAGGTATGCCCAGGTTGGTTATTGTCCATCTGTACATCCCGAACGCTGATTTGCCCACCACGATTGAAAGGGTCGCCCCGTCCCGTTGCAAGCGTATCAGTTTATTAAATTCATTTTGGGGATTTACTCCCCATTGTGCTTTGAGGATGATTTTTAGGTCGATAATGTCCAGAGCCGGTCCGACATATTGAGTAACAGGCTTGCGTTGCAAAGTGTTGTGTTCGGCAAAGCGGACACTGTTTCTTCTGACGAAATTATCGAATGTCAAGATTTTCTCGGGGGAAACCTCGAACATAATCACATCATCAAGTTCTTTTGAGCCTATTGCTCCAATCATCTATATCAACCCCTTGTGTTTTGAGGGCATTCGGAGAATGCGCACTCCAACTCCAATATTTTTTCCGAACGGATAGCCGAGTGTTCGTTTATTGTAATGTTCGGCTCATCTTCAAGCTCTCGAATAATCACACGCAACGGAAACTCGGAAATACATCTTGCAAATTGGCACTTCTCGTGCCTGTTTTCACATGGATAAGCCATATGCTCCCTCCTGTCTACGGCACAACAAGCGTGGTTTCGGCACCCTGTATCTGGACGACCTGACCGCTCGTGATGTGGATGGGCTGCTGTGCGGATATATTTATGGCATCACCCGAAGCGATATTTGTCGTGCCGGTTGTGTGAATGTTGGTGTCGCCGTCAACATTTATAGTTAGGTTCTCGCCAGCCGTGATGTTTATGTTTTTTGCAGACAACACATTGATGTCGCTGGCTGTTGTTACGAATATTGATGTGTCGCCTTCCTCCGGCACATTGATTGTCAATGTGTGTAGCTCTCGGTCGTATTCAATAAGCGTATTGTCCTTAAAAAGGGTATATCGTTTATTTGCGTTGCCGATTGGCGGCAACCGTGTGTCGTCATAATATGAGCCTTGGATATATCCACGGTGCGGGGCTTCTGGGTCCATAAAAACACGCACTGGCTCGTGAATATCGGGCATACAGTAATCTCTATCCCCGAAAGTGTTTTGTTGCCCCACGGGTAGCTCCATAGACACAATGCCTTGCCTGTCGGGAAAAACCACCTTTGCCGTACCCTTCTTTTCGTTTATTGATGACACAATCCCAATTCTTATACTGTCTGTATATTTATCGCGCATCAATATCCCTCCAAACAGCGGCGCAAATCAAGCCCAATTCTAAAACCGCCACTGCCATTTGTCCAATTCACTCTGACAATGTGGTATTTGCCGTCATACATACCCCAACCCTCAATATTGACATTCATACCTGTAAAATAAATAATGTCACCTGTGAGGGTGAAATTGGCACGCCATTCGTCCTTGTTTTTCTCACGCAGACGAGCCATAGATTTGCGGTTAAGGCTTGGGTCGGCCTGTATGCTGTTGTAGCACTCTCGCAGTCGTAATGTATGCCCCACTTCGGGGGCGTTTGGGTCTTCAAAATAGCCTGTTTTAACCTCATTCGTGCGTGAGCAAAAATAGCTAATTTCGCAGGCTCGGTAGGTGTTTTTGGCATTGTGCGAAAACCTCGGAAAACCGATTATATTTGCATCACCTTTGCTGATGGTGATGTTAGCGGGTCGGGCTTCGTATCGCCTTTCCTCAAAGATGATTAGCTGACTGTCCGTAATCTTCATGCAAAGCCCATCAGACTTGCACAGCTCCTCCAAAAATTCCAAATCGGATTTGTCGTTTTGGTCTACTTGGTCGTAGAGAGGGTCAAAATCGGTATCATAGACAAGAGCCAGCCCACAAGAGCCGGCAATATCTCTGGCAATGCCCGAAAGGTTAATATCTACCCTCGCCCTGTTTTTCTTTTCGCTGCGCACATCACTTGTGATAGGAACGGCCACACCCCTCATGGTAAGAGTGCCGTTGTGGTCCACGTTGTCAATTTCAAACAGTCCGAGGTTTATATCTCGGTCATCCCCTGGGCCAATCCAATCATAAACACCAAAGCCTGCAATGAGTGTGTCGCCAAAGACAGGGAATAGCTCATTGAGCCATTGCTCCTCGGCATCAGACAATCGAATGGAAATATCGTCTGTTTGGTCGTAATTGTCGGTATATGCAAAATCCATCACAGATTCGGAAATATCCTGTCCTCTGTAACTGATTTTTTCTTTAACTCGCCTTGCAAGTTTCATACACCGACCCCCCAATAAAAAAGCCGCCTTATCGGCGACTTGGCGTTATTTTGTTATCTGGCTCTCATCCCAAGCCCTCGGGCAAGGACGTTTCTGTGTTCAAGAACTCGCTCTCTTGTATTGTGTGCATCAAAGCCGCCAGCCAAGGTACTTTCAAGCAAAAATACCCTTCCTTGAATAGTGCCATCCCCAGAATTAGGTGTGTTGCTAGGAATGTTTTCTCTAACATTCAAGGCATCAATCCTTGCTTGAGCAGTAGTAGCAGTTATTCTGCCATCAAGAAAATCATCAGCGATGGCAATAACACTTTCGCCTATGGAACGCCCAACTTCGCTGACATCTCTGAAGCGCGGCCCGTAAATAAATGCAAGAAGCACGAGTACCACAATCAATACACTTCCAATCAAAAGAAATGGAGCAAATTTTTTAAGCTTAGACATATATGTACCTCCGAAAATTTGATATATACATTATGCCATACTTAAAGGCGTTTGTAAACAGCTTTTGTTAAGCCCGAGAACGCCAAGGGGGAAAGTCTACCCTTTGCCCCCTTGGAATTTCGGGTATTACCAGTTCGCAATTCGCTGGAAAAATAGCGATATTGCGGTATTGAGGGTTAGCGTCAATCAGCAAGTGCATGAGGTCCTCGGAGCCAAGCATGAGCAGGGCAATGTTGTCCCACATATCACCTTGTGTCGTTGTGTATTTACGCATTGGACAACCTCCAATTTCTCATTTCCTTTTCCTCCCAAAGCCTTTCCATTTTGTTGCGTTCTTCTTCTGCATGGGCTTCAAGGATTGCTTTGAGTTCTTCTGCACTTAAACCGCTACCATCAATATGAATAGGCGAGCCGGTATAATAAAAATCGCCGCCACCTTTACTTGGTGAATCGTTATCCAGTATTTTTCGGATATGGTCGATTGGGTTTCCAAAGTTGTAACCATCATCAGAAAATAGACTGTCAAGCCGCAACATACTGGATAATGTGGAGAATGTTTTTGAAACACTTTTCGATAGCTTGCTCAAAATACCGCCTGTTTCGGTTGCGGTATGGACAGTTTCGCCGCCTTTGAAATTGACAAGCTCTGGTCCTTTTTCGCCAACAAGAGCCATGCCCGGCACGGCAGAAAGTGTGCCTGTGGCGTATGCCGGCATAAATGTTCCAGATGATGCGGGTGTTGGCGTTGAAGCATTTGGACTAATCACAATGGCGTTAAGTCCTCGAATTTCGTTTGCGAAGGCTTGAACATATGCGGAAGCGGTCGCCCTTGCTGATGCGGCGGCGGCATCCTCCATGTTCATGTTGTTTATTGCTTCAAGCATACGGTCTTCAATTTCACTCATACCATTGGAAAAATCGGTGGCTAATTCGGCAATGCTGTGGCTAACGGCATCTTGCTCCGCTTGTAACACTTGCCAACTGCTTACCATTTCCGCCAACTGCTCATCCGTGGCATCAGCCATACCCGCAATCATAGCAATACTATTGGGCGAGCCATCCGCAAAGCTGTTTATCAGCTCGGCCAAACCCTCGACATCTGATGTGCGCTCCGTTAAGTCTGCCAGATTAGCGTTGTATTTTTGCCAGTGAGCAATTTGCGTTTCCATAGCTTCAGTAACAGCGTTAATGCTCTTTGGCACAACTTCTGCCGCCGTGTCCCATAGATTAAATTGCCCCGAAATACTCCTATGGGCAGCATCAAAGGCTTCTTGATAGCTTGCCGCAAGGGTTTCTAAATCAAAAATCACGGCTGATATTGCACGGTCAACCGCACTTTCGTAAGAAACAACAGCGTTAGCTACTTCCTCAATAAGCCTTGCTTGTTCTTCCCAGGCAGCTTCCATTTCAGCCTGTATGGCAAGGTTTTCAGCGAGCCTAGCGTTAACAGCATCATAAGCTTCTTGAATTTCTGCTAAGTCATCCTTCGCTCGGCTGTAGCTCCAATCGAAGGGGTTTGCTCTGTTTAAGCCATTTGCGTCAGCAACCCTTTGTTGAGCATTTGCAAGCTGTTCCGCAGCCAGCGCGGCGTCTCTTCGCAAACCTTCTTCTTGTCCCAAGGCTTCCATAAAAGCATCTTGTTGAGCTGATGTGTGCCTGCGGTTTGCGTCAAGTTCAGCCATTTGCCTCATTGCTGCTATGCAGTTAATAAGAGAGCCAGTGGCTTCATCAACATTTATAGCCATGGCGGGAAAGCGGTCGTTAAGCTCATCAACAATGGCGGACATCTCCAATTGTTGCGCCGCTGTGAGTTCTGTTTTGTCAGAGAGTTCCCCAAGCCTTCCTATAAGCCGCATTGCACTTTCGTCTTCTCTTGCGATTTGCTCTGTGGCTGCTCGAAGACTGCCGACCATCTCATCATGGAGTTCAATTGTCCTCTCAATTCTTGCGAGGAATTGCTCCATAGTCATTAAATTAGCTTGAAATACCAGCTCCGCAGCTTCCAGTTCACCCGCCAATCGCTGAACCTGCTCCGAGTTTTCGCCATAAATCAAAATGGCTCTTTCATACTCTCGGTTTAGTCGCTGCACTTCCTCAAAATGAATTTTTGATGTGGCAGATAAGGCGTTAAATTCCGCACATGACCTACTCAACCATGACACCAAGCCAACAATAGCTGCAACCAAAGCGACAATGCCAGCAATTATAAGCCCGATTGGATTTGCTTTCATAGCAATATTCCA